ATTGGACGATAAGGCTTTCCGCTTGGCGCGTGAAAGAGGTAAGAGATTAAAGCCACGCCGCGATCCGCTGGTGGCTGCACTTTTTGGGGATAAGTGATGAAGATAACTTTAGATGTTCAATTGATAGCTGACTACGGTATCAATATTGATGTGCAGCCAGATGACGGCATCACCAACTTATCAGCGCCAGAGCAAGAGGCGATTATCAATGAAGCAATCCGCGCTCTTGAGCATTACATTATTATGATCACTGATCCCCAAGAAGACGCTTGAGTCTTGCTATCTCTTTGTCATCCATAAACATGGAGATACCTTTGCCGGAACTGGACAACACACCGCGAGTTAATTGGTTTGGGTCTGCGTATGTTCTACCAGCGGGAATGTCGCCAGGGAATTGATAATTGACAAACAAATCTTCTAGACTTGCTCTTTTTATATCTGAGCCAGGCTTGTTCATTTGCGTTGGCAAAATTTGGTTGTATAAGGGCTGCATAAATTCGCTGATTGGCGCGCCCCTAGTGTTGCCTAAGAACACGCCAGGAATGTCATATCCATATGCGCCATGAGTACCGCGTGAAATTCCCAAATTTGGTAATGCCTCAAAGATTGAGTCACCCATCAAAAATGGTTGTTTGTACATTACATTGGGATCAAGCATTGCGTTTTGCAGATCGGGATAATTAAATCCCAGACCCTTCTCTACACCCACATTGCTCATCTTGTCCACAAATACTTTACGCAATTCTCCTGCACTACCAACAGGCAAACCTTCTCCGGTCAGTAATTGCAAACGCGATGCTGGATCATTTAATCCAACAAAATCTTTGTATTTACCAGGCTTTTTCTTAATAGTCATTGCCCGCATCTGATCTGATATTTGATCCAGAAATTTGGGACTTGGGTTTGTCGCATCAATCAACGATAAAAGCCCAAGCGTTGGCCCAGTTGAGAAGTTCTCGCCACCTGGTGGCATTGTGTGTGGAGCCATAAACACGCGCCCAGTACCGCCCCTCTTTAGGTTTTCTTCTATGGCCTGCAAAGCTCGATTATTTTGCGACATAGCCTGCGCTTGACCGGAGGCATAGCCAATATTGCGTTTAATATTGTTTTCATCCATCATGTACATCAACCCGCCTGGCGTGACAAACGAATTGTTTCCAAGTGGTATGTCGCTGACATTAGTGACTTCGACATTGCGACTTAGTTGATCAGTTGGGTATGTAAAAATGCTGCCGCCACGCATTTGTTCGTAATCAACTTTTTGTCTCGGAACAATGCCAGGCAATTGCCGAGTTTGATATCTTGTACCAACTATCGGATTTGGTTTTGTTTTCGTGACAGGTATGTACACATTACTTTGAGTACCCTGCGACAAATCACCAAGCAGACCAGCGCCAAGTCCACCCTTTGCCATGGTGCGATTAACCATTGGCGTGATGGCGCGTTCAGCGGCCATGCCAGTGCGTTCAGCTTGCGAGGCATAGGCTGCTCTAGGGATTGATGCCAGCGCCGCCACCTCGGGCAATATTGGCGGCAGCTTGCTTGCATCCAGCAGACCGCCAAGGCTTTGCATCATCTGTGGCGCAACTTGGCCGCGAGGCTTATAGGTGTACTCCTGCATAAACCGGCTGGCCTCTTCCTCGGCAATACGGTTAGCCTCTCGCGTGCCTAGCTTGCCGCTGGTGGCTCCCTTGTACACGCCGTAAGGCATACCAAGCAAACCGGCCAGCGCACCGCTGCCAAGGGTTGCAGCAGTCTCTCCAGCGCCGGTTAGATAGTCTAGGTAGGTTGCCATGATTATTCCTAGTAGTAAGTACCGCTGAAAGGCATTCCTAACCGCTGTTCTCGTTGTTGAATGCTTCTTTCCAGTTCCTCAATCCTTCTTCGATAATCATTTGCTTTCCCCATATTTGGGTACTTGAACTCTTCTGGACGTGGCATCTCACGCCGTTGACCAAATGTATTTTCACTTGGCAGATTTTGGAATTCTTGAGGAAGAGTAAAACGATTTATTCTTAGTTTGTCTGCTGTCGGCTCGGTTAAATCCCGATCAGAAAATGTCATTTTCCCACGCATGATTTGCAGCAATGCAGCAGGCTCATTGTTGTTGTATGTCAACATCTCTGGATGATTTTTTTCCAACCAAGAAAACAATTGATATTTGTCCATCATGCCCATTGGTGTATTGGGTTGATTTGATCCAGCCAATAAACCACTTGATGGTTCATTTGGTGAAAGTAATCCTTGTCCAAAATATGGTGAATTGTTTACATTAGGGAAATCTGCCATGATTATTGTCCTTGCTGGAATGCGCCTGGTATTCTGCCTGCCGTGATGCCGGTCAAACTGTAAGGCACAGTCTTACCAGCAAAGCGTGAGAAGTCGTTCAATTTCTTTTGCAGCACTGCCATGGCGCTTTCATCAACCAATGCACGGCGTACAAGATTAGGGTCTTCAGATACAAGTATCTTCGCCACTTGATCACGCTGTGACTCTGTCATGTTCTTGTTCTGCTGTGCAGCAACTTTCTTGACGATATTGACAGCTGATGAAATCATTGTCACTGGATTAGCTGTCATCACATTGGCGATTTCTTCAGCAGAGATATTCATTCCAGTGCGAGCCGCCTGCAACAATGTTGGTGCAGTTGTAGAGCCGCCAAGAATGTAATTCTTTGAAGCCTGAGACTGAGCCGCAGTATTAATGCGTTGCAATATGCCAGCCAACTCGTCACCAGGATAAATAGTTCGCAAGATCAAACCTTCTTTGGAGTTCTCGTTAGCAAGGTTTGCCATCATTGATGTGCGCGTTCCTGTTGTCATGCGATTACGAATGGCATCCATAGTTCCTGCGCGGAATGCCGACAAGGCACCAGGCTTTTGCGATAACTCATCAACAAGTATTGAAACCTCATCAGCGGTCTTACCAAACACCTTGCGGCCATCATCAAATGCATCTTTTGCAGAACGTCTTACAGCAGCCTGCAAACGCGCATCAGCGAGTTTTTTAGATGACGTGTCTATTGCATCACGCAATGCTTGTTCAACCTCTTTAAGAGCGCCTCCGACACCACCNCTACCGCGATTAAATGCCTCATCTACTGATGTCTGAATGCCACGGCGAATGACTTCAGCATCCTCTAGNTTTGGCGTGCGGTTAAAACTGATATCACCATTTTTGTCAAATGAGAAGAATGGTTTCTTGCCTGTCTGTGCAACATAAATGTCGTTGATGTCTTTTACTGCTGACGGTGAACGCTTAAGAGCATCAGTGACACTTTGCAGTAAATCAGCATCAATTACACCGCCAGTACCAAATGCATCTTTGTAAGCCTCTGACTCAAGTTGCTTCAACTGCTTGTCATTGAGCTTGAATTGCTTTAAGACATTACCCTCTTGACCGGCNAGTGTCTTTTGCATATCTGTCAGCACTGANNTGCGTAACTCTTCGGGACGGCGCGTCAGAGATGACATAAGTGTCGTTGCTGGTTTACCGCCTTGAGCATACAAACCACGCACGGCNGCGAGCAAGGTTGAATTCTCAGCCATGATCTCNCCGCGTGAAATGCGGTCAATAAGTTCATCTGTGGTTAGTCCAGTGTCNCCCGCCAAACGCTGTAATTCAGTTTCAACTACCTTTGCACCACGTCCACCGGTAAGCCTACGCGCAAAGTCCATGACGCTGTTAGTCAGCATACCGCCACCAGTAATGAGTGTCTTTACAGCTGGCGCAACAATAGCGCCTGTGGTAACGCCACCAGGCACTCTTGATACCCTATCGTAGACATCACCTTCACCAGATAGAAACCCTGCTGTGCCACCATATAAACCGCCAATGGCAGATGTTGCAGCTAATCCCCTGATAACAGGTGCAAGTGACATTGCCGCCTGCGGTACGGTTGCTGGCGCAGCTGTACCACCACTAGCCAATGTCACAGCGGCAGTTGGAAGTATTCCACCCAAAGCCTCATATCCAAGTGATTCAAATGGACGTTCTTTTTGATATGCCTTTGTCTTTGATCTGATGTCAGCCAATGCCGATTCATAATTCTCCCCGGTCATGGAGCGCAGATAAGCCTCTGCCTCATCAGCACCTGTGACTGTTGCACCTTGCGCCATTGATCTCAAACGCTGAGTTGGTGCCGGAGGTTGTACAACGACAGGTATTGGTGCGACTTGAGGCGCAGTTTGCTGAGTAGGCAATCCACCGGCAACTTGTTTCAAAGCCTCCAGTTTTTCCATTGATAGCTTTGAGAAGTCACCCTTTTGAATGGCCTCCAGTTCGCTATAACTAAATTGACTCAGGTCATCGCTCATTTTGTTCCTCCAGCAGCTTTACGCTTATCAATTTCTATTTGTACCGCATTTTGGAATTGATTTGGAGCTTGTTGTCCATATGGTTGTACTTCATACATTGGAGCAATTGGTGCAAGATCAGGTATTGCCTTAACAGCAGTTTGCAAATATTGCTGATGGCCGGAAACCCTTGCTCTTGCTGAACGCTGTGCCGCCATAAGACCTTGCTGCAACTCTCCTGCTGTTAGGCTTTGATCTCCACCAGCAGCGCGGCGCAGAATTGCTCGCTCACCTTCAGTTAAAGCACCTTGACCCTTCATTTGTTCTGCCGCTGCAAGTTCCTGCTGCGCTAATCCCTGAACAACAATTGCTGTATTTCTAAGAATTTGATCTGCATTTTCTCCAGCAATATTTAATTGCTTTCCAATTCTTAGAAGAGTTGTTCTTTGATCTGCGGCTGGCCCAACAATAGCAGTGTCAAGTGCAGGCAATATTCTTTCAATATTTTGCAATGTGCTATTTGCTGATCGGGCAGTATCTGCTGATAATGTCAACTGTTTAATGGCATTTTCATACGCAAGTTCAACGCCTTTCTTTTGCGCGTTTTGTGTCACTGTTAACTGAGTTGCGGAAGAACGGCGCAAAGCCTTGACGTTTTCCAATGTGATTGGTGTATTTGTTGCCTTGAGCAATTGAATCTCGTTTGGCAAAGCCTCTGGCTTATCCAACTGGCGCAAATTATCAAGCGTAATTGGCATATTCAATGCCTTCAAATACTTAATCTTCTCTGGATCAGCCTCTGGCTTTTCAAGCAGGCGCAGATTCTCCAGCGTAGGTTTCATTCCAAGTTCAGCCAACAGCTTGGCTTTCTCTGTTGGCTGAGTCAGTTTCAGCATCTCAGGAATACCCTTGTCTGCCGGCAATGCAGCCAACATAGCGCGTTGCATTGGTGACAATACTGATGCGCCACCAGTTGCAGTGCCATCAGACGGCATCGGCTGGCCGATCATTGCAGCACGTTCAACGGTTGGACCAACTTGCATACCTGGCACTGACAAAGCCTGCTGTGGCGTGATCTCAGTACCAGCGGTAGGCTGACCCACCAAGAAGTTCTGATATGCCAGTTGCTGCGCCTGAGCGCGCTTGTACTCATCCAGCTTCTGCCTAGTCAACAGCTGCTGAATAGCACCCTGCTGCGCCTGCTGATAACCGGCTGTGCCAGCACCGTATGCCTCACCCAATGCCTCACCTAAAGAGATTGGCGTGGTTCTTACACCGCTTGATTTAAGCAGCGACATAGCGGCCTGCATCATGGCCTGATTCTGCATAGCCTTTTGCTGCTTAGAAGTCAGGTAGTCTTCCATGCCATCACCTCCACCGCCAAACAACAGGCCGCCGAGGTTATCCATAAAGCTAGTGTTTGTTTGTGTATCTGCCATTTGGGGTCTCACAAAAGGGTTAATTTCAATTGGTGATTTTGCAATGCGTTCATCAAGCGCTTGTATTCTTCTATCGCGGTCACTCACAAAAGGGTTAATTTGAATTGGAAAATTTTCAATGCGCTGTTCAATTGCTTGTCTTGTTTTATCGCTGTTACTGACGTTGGGTTCAATATCCAATACAACTCCACCTCCAAAGGTTTGCGGTGTAAATTCTGCTTGATTGATTGGTAGTGGCATTAAAGGCTCTGGAGGAAAAAGCAAAGGTGAATAATTACGAGGATTAATTTGCGCACCCTGACCAAGCCAAGGATAAATATCTCCGGACATGTATTCGCCATACATGTCAGATGGCCTAACACCAGGATACCAGTACTCTTCTTGCACACTTCTTGCCATTTTTCACCTCATCCAAGTAAGCCGGTCACACCGTACATTTTCATCAACTGCTCGTAGGTCAGATTGCTACCACCTGGCAGCTGCGGCATCACCATACCAGCAGACTTCTCTTTTCCCATCTCTAGTAGAGACAGTGCAGCACCAACATTCATGCCTGGATTTGCAGCAGGCATCTGTCCGAATGATGCTGGTGGATTGATACCTGTACCCGCATCAGTCATAAATTGGTTTTTTGGCATTGCCAAGTCACCCATACCAAGGTTTAGACTTGGTTGAGTGCTAGACATCATTTGAGCATTGAACCCCTCATCAATCATCGGCTTACGCAAGCCACCGGCAGGATTCTTTTGTTGAAAATAGTCGAAGTAGTTCATCCGAATGCTCCTAACAAACCACCGGCAGCTGCTGCATATGGATTACCACCGCTAAGTTGAAATCCAGTCAATGCACCGCCCAAGGCACCAGCACCGACATTGCGCGAGGTAGGTTGAGTCATTGTCTGACCAAGGTTTGCTGGCTGCGCTGAAATAGCCGCCTGAGTGATACCAAGACGCTGCAACTCAAGATTTCTAGCCGCATCAAGTCGCTGCTGCGCCAGTGACTGTCGGCCTAAGCCTAAGTTCATGGCGGTCTGATAACCCTGCTGATTTATGGCGCGTGCAGCCTGAGCGCGTGCAGCTGATTGATCGTACCCAGAAGAGCGCAACTGAGCAGCTGTCCTAGCCGCAGTCTTCAGCGCAGCCTCATTGGTGAGTGCTGACTGCACGCCTTGGCGTGAGCCGCCAAAGGCTTTTGCGGCAGTGGCCTGCTGTGAATCTCTTAAAGCTGCCATCTGACGCGCCTCTTCAATATCCCTCAGCGATGTCTGCACAACATCTTGCTCATAAGGATTCTGAAACGCCATGATGTCTTCGGCACCAAAGGGCTTCATGCTGGCTTCGTAGGCTGCTTTTTCAGCAGACTGATACATAGGATCGAAACCAGCAAACTCCTGTAAGCCAAGATTGCCAGCTGCTGTTTCAGCTTTACCTACTTGCTGTAAGTACTTGGCCTTGATATCAGGATCAATTTCTGTTGTACTCTTTTGTGAACCGCCTTTAGACATACATTACCCCTTAAACCGTTTGACCATTCTCACGAATGAATTGTGTATCAGTGCCAAGCACATTAAACACCTTCATCCAGAATTTTTCCACTGGCTTGAAAAGCCAGCCATGTTTATTCTGACCGTAGTGCCACTTCCCATAGGACACTAGCGGATCAGCAAATGTTTTTGCCACCATGAATTTGAACAGCTTTGACTCACGCATCAGCGGAACAAATACTTCGGCCAGCTTGTAGTAACCGCGCTTGTTTTGCTCGGTAATCTTCTCATCGCGGTATCGGCGCACCACGGTGTCCATAGTGCCGTCACCATATCTGGCCTCCAGCATGATGAAGCAGCAACCAGCACCTGAACCACCTGAACCGCCGCTGCCGCCTGCACTCATACCGCCAACAGATGCATTACCAGCAACACCGGTTGATCCTGATGTTGTGGCTCCAGAGCCGACACCTATTCCAGTTCCAGATGAACCGCCACCGCCGCCATCACCACCGCGGCCACCACCGCCAGCATTCATGCCGCCTTCGCCAGAGCCTGAGTTGGATGCAGATTGACCTGACGGTCCAGTTGCAGTCATTCCCATGCCTGACATACCGCTGGCGGCAGTACCGCCAAAGCCAACACCAGTACCTGGTGCGCCAGGCGTACTGCCAATTCCAATGCCCAGCCCATTTGGGCCAAGCAATGCCTGCAATACTTGTATAGCAATTGGCGGTTGCGACAGAAATGCCATTACTGCCTTACCAATAGACTCACCAGTAGTTCCAAGGCTTTGTGCATTTGCTTCGCCTTGCGCCGCCTGTGCCGCAAATGCAGCATCACTCATTGAGCCAGTACCACTGCCAGCAGGTAAATTTGATAATCTTGGATCAATAGCGAGTAAGTTAGCAGGCTGCTCAATAACATCCTGTTTCATTGCTTGTATAGTGGCAGCCGGATTAGAAATATCCAGTAAGCCATTCGGTAATTGTTTATATGCCATCTACAAGTCCTTGCACAAGATGAACCACTTCGGTTCGTATCCTTCACCTTTCAAGAATGTTCTCTCCCAGCCTTTACGGCCAGCGAGAGACACTCGGCTGCAACCTATCTCCTTCCCCCATGATTCGATAATAGGTCGCATCAATCGGAGTTCATCTAGGTCGCCGCCAGCAAGGAAGTAGTGCAAGTCCTTTAACTGCGGGTAGACAATGATCTCGGTAACCACCACTGAATTCTTGCTAGGCCAGAGTTGAAACTGTCCCCGCCTGATCCCTTCAGCAATGTCCTCAACTTTATGAGTGCCGCCAGAGTATTCTAAGGCTGCGGCCACATGATGGCGCAGTCTCTCAAACTCTGCCTCTTCGCTCAACGCTTACCTGCCGCCACCGCATCAATCCGGTTGACACCAACCCGCCAATCTTGCAGCACGGCACCGGTATATATGATCTTCACCTGACGGCCAGAGAACCGGACATCAGTCGGAATTGCTGCCGAGTACGGCCCATGGGTGTACTCAGTGTCCATCGGATAAAAGCGCGTCTTGAACGAAATCTGCACCTCGCCAAGCGTTTGCTCATCTGGAATAACTTGGCGCACAGACATGATGTTGTCACCGTTGCCAATCTCAAATGGGCCAGACTCAGCGTAGACAATGCCACCGTCATAGGCATAGCCAACTTCATGCTCGTAGATATAGCCTGATGCGTCCACCATAGTTGGATTGGTGAACACGCCTCGGTCAGTTCCAGCCGTGCGTCCCATCACGCCAATATTCCATGTAGATTCACGATAGTTGAAAACTACATAGCTGTCATTCTCATTGCTGGCGCTGGATGGGTAGAACCACCAGACCTCACCATACTTGCTGTTATGGACAGCGTAAACCTTGCTGGCCTGGTTGTAGTTCAGATTCTGGAAAACGTAGTCAGAGACATCGCAAGGCATAGGCTTGACGTAACCATCAAATGTCCAAAATCCTGATTGACTCATCCACATAGCGGCAGAATCAATGGCGGCCACAGCCTGACTTGATATCACGCCACAGCCTGATCCGGCACGCTCAAAGGCATAGACATAGGGTAGGCCGACATAAGTCGCCGTGTGGACATCGACATCAGTAAACAGCAAATTGATGCCCCTGACGCGCTTTCCACACTTCAGTGAGCCACTGCTGTTAATCTCAAAGTCACCGGCCTGATTAAGAGCTGATGCTGTCCAGGTTGTGTTGTCTTCCTGATCTGACCACTTCACCAAGCGGCCATTGCTGGAGGCACCAAGCGCAAACAGGAATCGCTCGGCAGTAGAGAGCAGGGCAGCGCATCCAGTTGGGGCGTTGGTAATCACAGCGGCCAGCGTAGGCGTTGTGAATCCCAGCTGCCACTCATACAGCTTGCCGTCAGTATCTGAGCAGGCCACCAGATACTCACCCCATGTATCCAGACTCCAAGTAGTGGCTGGCGCAATTGCACCGGTATCAGGACGTGCAACGCCATAGGCAAACGATCCATAAGTGTTGTATCCATAGCCTGTACCGCTGACGGCACTGGCGCGTCCTGCGGTGAATCCGGTAGGTGTAATGTCTTTCAGTACCGCGTTTTCATCCATGATGTACAGCTTGGAATGCGTACCCATGGCAATGTATCGGCCACCAGAATTTGATCTCCAAGTCAAAATTCCACGGCATGATCCGGTCATTGCTGTCTCTGACTTCTTGCGCCAGCCGCCAATAGGACGTAAGGTGTTTTCGTACCAGCGCACAAGGTTTGCGTCAAACCAGCGCCCCATAGACTGATACTCAGTGCCGTTGCGGTATACGCCTGGTGGAATTTTTAAGGGTATGAGTGCCATGGCTTGATTATGCGGTTTCTGTTGACAGATTTGACACGAATGTGAGAGTGGCGATCACTGACGGCACTACTGGCCTAGTCGGTGAACTGCTGGCCGCGTAGTGTTCAATCTGCACGCCAACATCTGTTGGCCGCCACATGATCTCCACATAGTCATTGGCCGCCAGACTTACAAAGAAGTTCAGTGTGGCAACAATGTGGAATGGGTCGCCAGGGGATTTCCTTGCCGCGAAGCCAAATCTGCTGTTTGACTTGTCAATGTTTGTTCCGTTCTTGCGAAACCACACATCCACATCTTGAGGTGCATTGGTGCTATTGGTCAGCTGAATGCTGAATTGAATGTTATAGATGCCAGCCTGCGCTACATTTAGCCTTGACGAGTTAGACAAGGTCACGCCATTACTAAGGTCAGTGGTGTCAAATGTGACGGCATAGGCCGTTGTGGTGTTGGCCGCAACCTGATCTGTGCCATCCTGAAACGCGCCATAGGGGCTGTTGATCCACTTGCCACCACGCGGCCCGAATAGCGCAGCAAACAGCGCCGTCAGGCTGCTGAAGTACCGATTAAGCGCACCGAATGACTGAGACTGAAACCTCTCATCGTATGACGCACCAGGCGAGCCAATGTTCGGTGGCGCTGGTGTCGTGATCTGCTGATAGAGGTTTGTTGCCATGGATTAAGCCACCAAGCCGTTCAAGTAGGTAGTCTTACCGGCAACCTTGGTGGCGGTGAGTGACTGTGCCTTAAGGTTTGATGGTGAATATGAGCAATGCACCCACCCCGCATTTGGATCACCGCCTGGGATATAAAATTCCAAGATCAATTGCGTGTACTTGAGATTACTTTCAATCCACGCTGCCAACTCAGGATTTGGTACGCCATCAATCTCAAAATCGCAGGCTTGACCCTTGCAATGGTCTGAAGTGGCCGATCCACCCGCCGCCTGGTTCAAAGCACTACATCTGAACCCAGATGAAATCTTCACTGGCTTGCCAAAGTGATCACGCACTGGCTGTAGGATGTTCTCGCAAAGCAAACGCAATGACTCTATTTGTTCTTGATTTGGCGTATTGTCAATGTCCATGCGTATAGCAGTCTCAGACTTGGTTAGTTCATTCAAGGTGAAGTTCTTGGATAAGTTCATTTTGCAGTCCTCATGGTTTCGTAGGTTTCAATGCAGGCGTTGAGTTTTCGGATGGCGGCATCTCCTTCGGCGGCGATGGCGACAAGATCATCAGCAGTCTTTCGGTCAAGTTCGGCTGATGCTGTTCCGCT